GATGAACCGCGTAGGTTGCGTAGCGCTGGCTTGTATATCAATAGGATCATTAGCGGCAACAACAAGAGCAGAGCTTTGGAAGAAGTTGTAGACATCACCAGCTTGACTAAGGACTACATTGTCTTCCGATAGAAAACCAAGACGGTTCCTGTGGAAAAACGTCTGAGAAATTTTGTTTCCAACTATTGAAGGTATTGGGTTCGTTGTCTGGTCACCAACCTCACGCGGTACCCATGGAGGGCTAGTGATCTGGAAAGTACCGTTGGGCTGTCGTTGAATCTGAATTGGCAGTGTTGTACTGTCAAGGGTAGTTGTGACTCCAGGTCCTACAGTTTCTTCCCAACGCCCTGCGCCATCAGAATTGTTAGTACCAATAAACTTAAGAAAATAGTCATCTTCTTGTGAGTCACTGCTGTTGATGACCTTAACGATCATTCCATGCTTGCACTGACGTGGTAGTTCAGACGGATCATTAACTTCCATTGGAGTGATACGCCATAGGTCTGGCTGTTTAGTCTCTACAACAAATGGGGCCCAGTCAGCTAAGAAGATGCCATTACCAATGACCTGAACAGTATTTAAATTGATTTGACCAGTACCAGATCCTTTAGTTACTTGGCTGAGAATGCTATCAGCAGAGATGGAAAGATTGGCATCAAAGGATGTGGGGACTGGCCTAAAGAACCCTCTATCAATTTTTCCCTTAGTTTCTTGGACTGATTTAATCTGAAGCGTGTATGTCACGCCTTTCATACTGACAGTAAACGTCTGACCTACTGTCCAGCCATAGCCACCACTTAGAAGTTCTGCTGTTGTGTTGTAAACACCAACGTAGTCATCTGATTGGGTTGTACCAGTAGCAGCATTAGAAATTGCCACTTGTCCTGTTGTTGTTAATCGAAAGACAAGGTTTTGAGCTTGACCGACCTGTGTAATAAAAATTTCAGTTCCTTGGTGTTGTAGCGCCGGATCAATGCCACTGTAGGTTCCATTACCACGGCTGATAGTTGTAAATCCAGAATTTGAAATTACTGCGATACTTAAAGCCTTTCCACCCGTAGGAGTAATGTTTACTAATGATGCTGATGGTGTATGCACGTCAAAGCTATACTCTCTTCCATGGGCCAATTGTCGTAGTTCGATAAAGGCTTGATAAGTAGGGCTTCGGCCTGGGCTTGTAGCTGCGGTCATAGCCACAACCTTATCTACATTCGTGACGAACGTTGTGTCAGCAACAGTAAGAAATTTAAGTTTGTTGGATCCGCTGTGAGAAAGATAAGAAGGGACACCATTTGATACCGATACAGAAGAACCATCACTAGCTCTCCATATGTTTACTTGACCATCGGTCTGGACTTGACCGATATATGCCCCTTCGCTTTCATCTCTGTAGTAGCTGAACCACGCACCTGTGGAGGTTGCTCCTGATAGACCAGCAAGGAAGCGGCTACCACTGCGCTTTACCAGACCATCAGTGATGTCTGGAAGGCCGTTGACGAGGTCTTTGACCTGACCAGGAAGCATCAGCTCATCAGGTTGTTGGGAGATGCCTGAAGTGAATCCAGGGATAGTCTGAGTAATACTTGCCATTAGCGACGGAGAGCTTGGTGAGGTTGGAAGGCGTTATATGAAGTCTCATCAGGCCAGCCCATGAAGCTGTGATCGCCCATGTCGCATTCGTATTCAATGCAGGCAGCTTTGGCTTGTGCCTCTTGAGTGGCTAGGAGTTGGACTAATTGTGGGTTGGCGATCAGTTGAGCAGCAGCGCGGCCAGCAGCGCGATAAGTGATGTATCGCTTAAATACCGAGGGGAGGTCGTTGAATTCATAGAGGGTGACGATGTCTAGATAGAGGTCTGAGGTGAACACATCTGTGTGTTGAACCTTGTCGTACAACCGCCCATCACGAACCACAACATCTTTGGTACGGATGCTTTGACCGTCGTGAATGTCGTAACGAATAACGTTGGACGGCACCTGAAAGAAACCGTTGACATCAGGAGTGAACTTGTAGTTCGTCTCCGTGTTGTAAGACCAACCCTCGCTCTGGACATCTACATTGACTTCCCGTAGGAGGTTGTGGATGAAGGAGATCTCTGGGTTGGTGAAATCAAGGGTGGTGATGGGGGATTGACCGATACTCCCCAGAATTGAATTGACTGCGGATAGTTCGGTATCGAGTGAAATCGTAGAGGGAGTAGACATAAAAAAAGGGACCTCCGAAGAGGCCCCGATAAAGAGAACAATTAAATGATCAGAAACCAGAAGGTGCAGTTGCGCCCACGTACAGCTCAACAGCTGCAGCGGGGTTCAGGTAATCAGCACCCATTGCCAGACGACCAAGAATCACATCCGTGATAATCCATTATTTCTAATGGCACTGACTATATCTTCATCCCTATGGATGTCGGACGCTAGTGGCGTATTACATGAGAAGCGTCTCATACCGCCTAGTCGATGCACGTTCCTCTCACGCTTGAGAGGCTTCGCTCAGGATTGCCATAGCTTTCGCCTTAGGTTTCCCTGAATTCATCCGATGTTTATCTAACAATTACTTGCTAGAGGGGCAATAATAATTCTTACCCTGGTAGATGACGGACACGTCGCCGCTGGTCACTTGGATCTGAGGTCCAATGGTTTCGACAACGCCGGCAGCTTCCTTCTGGAAAATAATTCCGCAGGATTTAGCGCCGAACTCGGCAGCGGTGCCGTAGTCGTTGTTGATGCCGGTGGTAGCACCGGAAGCATCTTCGATGGCAGGGTTGACGAAGTCGCCAGTGTTGCCAGGATCGACCTCACCAGTG